ACCATTTAATGTTCCTCCAGCAATGTTTGTAGCTACAACTTATATGAAGAAAATAAATGCAAACTCATCTTCTATAACTCCTTGGACTATAGCTGCAGGTATAACAAATGGTAAAATAAGTGGTTTTGGTAAAACTGAAATTGACTTTACACCACAAGACATTTCTAATCTTAATATGGCTCAAATGAACCCTATTGTATATAAAAAGAATAGAGGTTATGTTATTGAGACTGAAAATACAGGTCAAACTGATTATAAATCATCATTATCATACATTCACTGTAGAGAAGTGTTGATTGAATTAGAAAGAGATTTAAGTGCAATGTTATTAGATTTCCAATGGAAATATAACACAACACAAACAAGAGCAGAAATCAAACAAAGAGCTGATGCTATTTGTAGCACATATGTAAGTAAAAATGGTTTATATAACTACTTTAACAAGTGTGACCAAGAAAATAATACTCAAATTATCATAGATAATCAAATCGGTGTATTAGATACTTATGTAGAAATTATTAAGGGTATGGGAGTAATTGTTAATAATATAACAATCCTTAAGACAGGAGCAATTGCTTCAGGTGGTTTCCAATAATAATTAATAAAAATAATAAAAAATCCGTTCCAAAAGAACGGATTTTTTATTAAACATAATTAGGAGTTTTTAATATATATGTAAAAACAAAATGTTATGGATTTAGAAATTTTTAAAAAAAGTGATCCTTCTGGAAGTATGTGTAAAGAAAAATCTTTGTTAAAAACATATCCAAAGGAATATGAATATATTATTGATTATTGTATAAATAATGAATTAGAAGATTTACCTTTTAAAGAAAAAGTTTTTATTTCTGTCAATAATTTAAAAGAAGTTCCTAAATGTAAAAATAATAATTGTAGTAATAAAGTAAAGTATAAAAATTCAACAATAGGATATTTAACTTATTGCTCTAATAAATGTATAAGTTCAGATGAAAATATAAAAAAATCTAAACAAGAAAAATCTATTGTTAAATATGGAACTAAAACCCCTGCTGAATCATTAGAAATAAAACAAAAAATTATAAAAACAAATTTAGAAAAATATGGGGTTAATTCTGCTATGTGTTTAGAAAAAACTCAAGAAAAATCTAAACAAACTTTATTAAAAAATTGGGGTGTAGATAACCCTAATAAATCAGAAGAATTAAATAAAAAAAGAATAGAAAGTTTTAAAATAAGTGATTTTAAAGAAAATTTTAAAAAAACATCCATTGAAAAATATGGAGTTGAACATCATTGGATGATAAAAGAAATACATGATAAATCAATTGATGTTTTTTATTCTGATTATAAAAAAAGAATAATAGATAAAATTAATCAAAATGATTATGAATTTAATGGTTTTAATAAAAATATAACTACATATTTAAAATTTTTTTGTAAAAAATGTAATACTAATTTTGAGATATTAACTTATCAATTTTATTATAGAGTCACTAATAATACTAGTATATGTACTAATTGCTTTCCTATATCAGAAAGTTCAAGTATTAAACAAATTGATATTTATAATTTTATTAAAGAAAATTATAATGGAGAAATTATAGTAAATACTAAAGATTATATTAATCCGTATGAAATTGATATTTATTTACCAGAATTAAAATTAGGGTTTGAATTTAATGGGCTATATTGGCATAGTGAGAAATTTAAAAAAGAAGAATATCATTTAATAAAAAAACAATTAGCAGAAAAAAATAATATTAATTTATTTACTATATGGGAAGATGATTGGGTTATTAAAAAAGAAATCTGTAAATCATATATTCTAAATAAGTTAAACTTAACATCTAAAATAGGAGCACGTAAATGTGTAATTAAAGAAGTTGATTATACAACTTCTAAAAATTTTTTAGATAGGAATCATTTTCAAGGTGATTGTAAATCATCAATAAGAATTGGGTTATATTATAATAATGAATTAGTTAATCTAATGACATTTTCTAAATTAAGACTTCCTTTAGGTGGAAAAAATCAAGAACATGTTTATGAGTTAACCCGATATTGTAATATAATAAACACTAATATAATTGGCGGAGCTTCCAAATTATTAAAATATTTTATTGATAAATGGATTCCAATTAGAATAGAAACTTATTCAGATAATTTAATTTCTAATGGAAATATGTATGAAAAATTGGGTTTTACTTATTTACATACATCTAAACCTGGATATTGGTATGTAATTGATAAAAAAAGAGAACATAGGTTTAATTGGAGAAAATCTAAGTTAGTCAAAATGGGTTATGATATAAATAAAACTGAAGAAGAAATTATGCTAGAATTAGGATATTATAGAGTATATAATGGCGGCAATAAAAAGTGGATTTTTTTATTATAAAAAATTTTCATATATTTATAATATAAAAAATATTTATTATGAATAAAGTATATCTACAATTTTGGGAATTATCAGAAATTAATCAAGAAGTTAAAAATGACGGAGTATCATTACATCTTACAATCAATGATTGTAAAAATTATATAAATCAATTTTATAAAAAACGAGTAGGAAAAAAAGTTCCAAGTAAATATTCTCGTATTGTCGGAGAACCTATATTAGTTGAGATAACTGAAAAACTTTTTAAGTTAGTAAAAAAGAATTTGAATCTTAAAATACGAAGTTATAATTATAATAATCTTATTAAATTAGAAGATATAATTATAGTTTAGATAAGAATTTATCAGTTATTATAATAAACTCAAAACCTTTTTTCTCACAAAACTCAATCATGTATTTCCATTTACTTAAATTTTTATTCCACATTTTTAGGGAATATTCAAAATTTTTAAGTTGTTTAACTGTAGCATTTTCTTTTAAGACTGGTGCTACAGTTTCACTATGTGGTTTAACTTCTGCTATAATTTTTGCAATACTACCATCAGGTTTTTTCATTTCATAATAAAAATCTGGATAGTAACTATGTTTAGAACTAATTAAACCTTGTGTTCCATTATCCCAATCAGTTTTAACGTATTCTACTTTAAAATTTTCAGCAGACCATCTAATAACTTTTTCACTATAATCAAAAAATATCATAGCTTTTTTCTCTAATCCTGAACGATAATATAATCCACCTTGATTATTTAATTTTAAAACTTTGTCTTTGTTTTTTGGAATATATAAACCTTGATGATAATTACTATTATTTGGTTTTGAATTAAGCATATTAAAATATTATTTTTTTAATATATATTAAATGTCAGAGTTGTTGGAAAGAGTTAAATTATCTAATTTAGTATATGGAAAAGATATACCCGATGTTTTTAAACAAAACTCTTTATTTTTTTATGAAAAATATGGAAAGTCAGATAAAAGTGTCTTAAATGTAAGTCCTGGTAACATGAAGTTAGGATATTTTTATCATCTTGATTATAAAGATGATTCTAATTGGATTAAATATTCTCCTATATTTACTATTGATTTCAAAAAGTTTGATAACTTAATTATTATATATGGAGTTAATTTTAATTTTATTCCAATTGAAATAAGAGTATCTATTTTTGATAAATTTTTTATAGATAAAAACTTTGATAATAATATAGGATTAGCAGTTAATTATGAAGGATGTTATAATGAATTATTAAAATATGGATATGAATGGGCTATCGTAGAATACAATATGGCTCAAATAGTTTTAGTCCATGAAATTAATATGGAATTAATTCCTAGATTTTTATATTCAGGGCATCCAATAAATAAATATGATCCAAAAAAATTATATGAAATTTGGAAAACTAAATTAGAAACAAGAGATAAAAGACATGCTGAGTTATCTAAATTATTAGTTAAAGATATGTTTGATATATCATCAGATATTGATAAAAATTTCACAGAATTAAAAGACCATATTAATAGAATACAAAAAAGTTATAGTAAGTATGGAAAATAAAAATATTTATACAATGAAATTCAAAGAATTTATTTTTGAAGCAACTAAAACAGACATAAAAACTCTTAAAAAGAGTATGCCTTTACAAAAAGTTAAACACTCAAAAAGAGTTGCTAATTTAATTAAGTTATTAACAGTATCTCAAGATGTTCATAATGCAGCTTTATATCATGATTTCTTAGAAAGAGGTGGGTCTATTGATGTATTAAAAAATATGGTTAGTTCATATTCAATTAAATTAGTTGAGTTTTTAACATATTATGATAATGATGTAAAGTTATCTAAAAATAAATCATTAGATATCTTAAAAGAAAGATTTAAGGATATAGATACAAAAACAAAAAATGATATTATAGAAATTAAAATATGTGATCGTATAGATAATTTATTAAGAAAAAAAGAATTAAATAAATTAAGTAATAAATATTTAATAAAAAGTCAAGAGTTATTTGATTTTTTAATATCATCTTATGATGGAAATAAAAATAAATTATTAAACTTCATACAGCCTTACTTTTCAGAAATACTAGAAAAGGCATAATATTTAATATATATTCAATAAAAAAAATATATATTTATGCCAGGATCATATAATCCAATAAATAACAATACAAATCCAAATATTATACCTTCCGCTGTTGAAAACAAAGGTATATTTAATCGTCTTCTTAGATCCCTTTCAGGATTAGGACTTAAATACGAAGACATGATCCTTAGGAACACAATTTCGGTGGGTATGAATGAAGACCCTCTTGCTCAAAGAGCGGATTCTATGTATGCTTTCTTTTCTCAAAGAGCAGTCGCTCAAGTTTTAAACAAAAAATCAATTCCTTATTTAGATAAAGCGTATTCAGATAAAAGGAGAATATTAAGAGAATATTCTATTAAGGATGAAATACGTGAATTTGTATCTGTATTAGCAGATGAAATTATTGTATATGATGAAGATAAAGATTTCTGTTCTCCAAGTCCTTTGAATAATAGTTATTCACAAGATATACAAGATAAATATCAAGAATTTTTTGAAAAAATATATAATCGTTTTGGTTTTTCTGATGGTATTACTGCATGGAATATGACTAAAGATTTTTTAATTGATGGTTATGCCGCAGTTGAAATTATATGGGATGATACTAAAAAGAATATTATTAGTTTTAATAGAATGAGACCTGAAACTCTTGTTCCCGCTTATGAACCAAGTATAGGAAATATTTGGATACAATACCCAGAAGATCCTGCTTTAAGAAGAATTTTCTTAGATTCACAAATAGTATTTATATCATATTCTACTCAACATGATTATTCTGAAACTTCTTATGTAGAAGGACTTATTAAACCATATAATCAGTTAAAGATTATGGAACAAACAAGAATTATGTTTAACGTAGTTAATGCGATGGTTTATCAAAAGTTTACAATACCTATTAAAGGTTTACCAAAACAAAGAGCAGAGGAACAAATTGCTCAATTAATAGCAGACTATTCTGAGGATGTAGAGTTTGATGATTCATTAGGAACATTAACTATTAGTGGTAGTAAACATTTACCATATAATAAACAAATATGGTTTCCAGAAGGTGATCAAGGTACGCCAAATATGGAACTAATTTCTCCACAAGGGCATAATCTTAATGAAGATAATATGTTAAATTGGTTTATGAATTGTTTGAAAAGAGCAAGTAAGATACCTTTCCAAAGATTTGAGAAAGAAAATGGAGGTGGTCAGTTAGTGACTGCTGCTAATGAAATGACAAGAGATGAAATAACTTTTGGTAATTTTATTAGCCGTTTACGTTCAATTATTAAAGAACTAATTGTTAAACCAATTAAACTTCAAATGTGTATGGAATTTCCTGAATTAAGACATGATGAAGTATTCCTTAACCAAGTTGATGTTATTTTCAATACAAATCAGATTTTTGAAGAATGGAAAAAATTAGCAAATATGGAAGCTAGAGCTAATATCATGACTACTTTATTAGGAATTATGAATGGTGAACAACCTTATTTCCATGTTGATTTCCTTGTTGATAAAATTATGAAATTAACTCCCGAAGAAGTTGAAGAAAATAAAGCTTATTGGATTAAATCAAAAGGTGTTGGATCATCAACTGCTGCTGGAGGTGGAATGCCAGAAGGTGGTGGAGGTGGTGGAGAAGCAGGTCCTTCTCCTGAAGCTCCTGTTCCTGAAGCGGGGGCTGAAACTCCTCCTGAAGGTGGTGAAGCTGCTCCTGCACCTGAAGCTGGCGGTGAAACTCCTCCTGCACCTGAAGCTGGCGGTGGTGAAGCTGGCGGTGGTGAGTTTGAATTTTAATATAACTAAAAAATCCTCTTTAAGAGGATTTTTTTATTTTAATATATAATGTATGGTAAATAGGTTTTTTGAATTAAATGAAAATAAATTATTCTATAAAAGTATAGAAGATTTTCTAAATTGGTTAGAAAAAAGATCAAATAATAATTTTTTATTTTTAGATACTGAAACTACAGGATTATTTCAATCTGATCCTTATGATATACAACTTACACAAATCAGTGCTGTTTCATGCACATATGATTTTAATTTGAATAAATTCAAAGAAAATGATTCATTTAATAAAAAAATTAAATTAACAGATAAAACTAAATATATAATCAAAAATAATTCAAACTCTAGGATTAAACAAGTATTAAGATTTAACCATTATGGGCAAAATAAAAATAAATATGAAGATGAAAATTTAGTATTAAATGATTTTTTGAATTGGTCTAATCAATATAAAAATTCAATTTTTATAATACAAAATGCAAAATTTGATATGAGGATGTTAAATGTTAGAAGTGGAATAAAAACATTTAATAATGAAGTTTTAGATACTAAAGATTTAATACAATTATATTATATACCTTGTATTCAAAAATTATCAGAAGAGAATTTAGAATATTTACAATTAATAAATAAAATTGGTACTTCTATTAGAGATAATGGACTTATATCTTCAAGTTTATCTAAAATTGGTCCTGCTTTAAATATAAATATGTCTAATTATCATGATGCTTTAAGTGATTGTAGAATCACAATTACTTTATTAGAAAAAATTGTTGATTTTTTAAAATCTAATAAAAATATAGATATAAGAAAATATCAACTTGAAAGAATACAAGTTAGTTTTTAAACTTTATTTTATCTCGTATTTCTTTATTTTGGATAGGGTAATCTACTCCATGACTTAATTGTAAAGATTTTTTTCTTTTATCTTCACTACATTTTCTACAAAAATATTCTCCCCATTTATTTCCATATTTAATATAATTTTTAAATAAAATATCTTTAATAATTCCACACTTATCGCATTTACAACTTATTTTGTAATGACTACCAGGACTAAGTAATTCAATTGGAATTGATAATAATTCTCCTCTCTTAACTTCATAACCTAAATTATGTAAATAACCTATATTTGTGTTATTTACTTTTATTTCTATTTCTCTACTTATTATCATAATTTATATCTATTCTAATTATTTTTTTTGAATTATATTCGTGATAAACACATTCTAATTTTAGACTAAATCCCTCATTAATTAAACCTTTAGCTTCATTCCCACAATAAGTATTCAATACTTTAATTTCAGCAAAATATTCCTCATTTATTTTTTGCACGTTTTTAACAATATGAGAAACCCTATTTAAACTAGTGGAAGAATCATATTTTTTATGAAAAAGTTCTCCATATGTTGCACTATCAGATAAATCCCAATAATTTAAATTATCATCTTCATCAATTTCTAAAATTTCATTTAAGATTTTTCGTCTTTTTATCCATTTATTATCAAACGAATTTAAGTAATTAATAAGTATTTCTTCATCATCAAAATTAATTTTATACATACTTTTCAAATTTTATTTTTCCACAATCATATATTTTATCAATACCTAAATTTTCCATAATTTGAGATTCTGATAAATTCAATATATCATGACCCATTTTACCTAATTTAAGTTTATTAAAGTTTTGTTTATGAACTCTAAGCCCATTGATAATATATTTATAGTCAGGTTTAGACTCTGATACTAAATTGAACCCTAAAGAAAAATATAAATTTCCATTAGACCAATCTTTATCAGCATAACTAATTATTCTTGAAGGATAATTTTCTTTTATAAAATGATTTAATAATTTAGAAGCACCACCTACTACTTGATGATTCAATAAATTACAAAATCTATTTAAATTCCATTCATTTTCAGGCATATTTAAACGTCCTTCTTTTTTATCAAAACACATTAAACTAACTAAATTATCTTGATGATAAAGTCCATATATCAATTTAGACGCTACGAATCCTTGAATATGATTATTATTTAGAAAATTTCTATATTCTTCAATATTTAAAATTTGTCTAACTTCAGTTTTACGAGCATAAATTTTATTTGGAGTTAAACTTAACCAATTATTAATTTGAGACTTTAATATATCAAAATTTTTATCAAAATCATCTTCATAAATCATCTTCATATCAATTCCTTTATCTTTGAAATATATTTGTTTATTAATATGATAATTTGGCTCTTTAAACTTATTTGAATGCCAATATAATCCATTAAATTCTATACCAATGTTTAATTCAGGTAAGAAAATATCTATTTCTATACCATCTCTATATCCTGAGATAACCTCTCCTGAATAAATACTTTGAATATATTCTAATAAAATTTTTTCTTTTATAGATTTGTTATCTCCTATGGGATAACAAATAGTACATAAAGGTATATTATTTTTTAATCTATTATGAAAATTATCAACATGAATTTTAAATTCATGATTTTCATTTAAATCACATTTAAATAAAGATATAGAATTGTCAATATATTTAATATAATTAGGATGTTGACCTATTATAGTATTTATTTTACTGATTTCTGACTTATTATAATTATCAACCCCATATTTATCTAAATTAGTTTCTTTACATTTTAATAAATATTCTTCACTTTTAGCATAGTTATCAACTCCATATTTATCTAAATTAGTTTTCTTTATTTTTTCTTTAACATCTTTGTTTTGTAAATTAGACTCAACACCATATTTTTTTAAATTAGTTTGTTTTATATTTTTTTTAATAAGATCACTTTGAGAATTATATTCAACACCATAATTTTCTAAAGTTGTTTCTTTTTTCTTATTTTTTACCAAATCTAATTTGGAAACATTTTCTACTCCATATTTTTTGAAATTAGTTTCTTTAATTCTATTATGAACTTCTTTATTTTGTAGAAAATATTCAACCCCATATTTATCTAAATTAGTTTCCTTAATTTTATTTTGTATTTCTTTATTTTTTGATATAAACTCAACACCATATTTTTCTAAATTAGTTTCTTTAATTTTTTTTTTAACCTCCTTAATTTGAAAAACATTTTTAACACCATATTTTTCTAAATTATTATTTTCTAATTTACATTTTCTACATAAATATTCCCCATTAATATAACCATAACTTGTATAATTTTTATAAGTTATTTCTTTTTCAACATCACAATTATCACACTTTAATTTTACTAAAGCATTACTTGTTTTAGTTAATTCATTTATTTTAACTTCTATAATTTGATTACACTTTATTAGATCATAAAATTGTTTATAATGTTTGAAATTAGCCGCATTTACTTTGATTTTTGTAGTTTTTGATATAATCATATAGTATATATTTAATAAATTAAAAAAGTTCTATAAAAAATCCAGGTCGTAAAAAATAATTGATTTTTTAGAAAAAAGGAGGTATTATTATTTTATATATAATACTACAAAATAACTTAAAAATTAATGAAGCCAGTATTAATCATTGAAAATAATACAAATCCTCTAAGGATGAATGAAGGGGTAGATGCTAGAAAAGATTATCTTTTAGGCGGTACTTTTACTGAATTTATGGTTAAGAATAGAAACGAAAGAGTTTATACTCCTGAAAGATTTTTACCTTGTTTAGAAGAACTTAACACTAGAATTACAACTATGGGAGTAGTATATGGTGAGTTTGATCACCCCGACGTTTTCGATACTTCACTATCCCGTGCATCACATTTAATTAAAACTGCATATTATGTTAAAGAAAAAAATGTAGTTGAAGGACAAATTAAATTATTAAATACCTATTGGGGAAAAGAAGCTAAGGCTTTAGTTGATGATGGTTGCCCTATATTTGTATCTTCAAGAGCTGCTGGTATTACAGAAGCTGATGGTACAGTATCACTAAAAAAATTATTTACTTATGATATAGTTGCGGATCCGGGATTTGCTTCTGCGAGAATGTCTTCTATAAATGAGTCTTTAAATTATTCAAATGAGGCTAACTTCAGAATATATGAAGTATCAAATGAATCAAAAATAAATGAATTATTTAACATGAACAAAAATGAATTCGTAACGAAAGATCAATTGTCAGACTATTCAAAATATATAGTTAATGAAATTGCTGCAACTAAAAAAGAAGTTAAAAGTGCTCTTAAATCTGGTAATTTAGAACCAGCTAAATTAGAAAAACTTTTAAACTACTATGAAGAATTAAATAAAACTAATTCTCAAGTTGTTAAATACTTAGATTATTTAGCAGAAAAAATTCAAGTTGTTGTTTCTGAGAACAAATCTCTTAAAGATACAACTGATAGATTAATCGAACATAACGATTATTTAGTTGAAAACTTAAACAAATCAATTAAATATTCTGAATATGTTGCTGAAAACTTAGACAAAAATATCGCTTACGCAGAATATATCGCTGAAAACTTAGATAAGAATATTTCTTATTCTGAATACATCGCTGAAAATTTAGATAGAAACATTTCTTACTCTGAATACATCGCTGAAAACTTAGACAAAAACATTTCTTATTCTGAATATATTGCTGAGAACGTTGATAAAAATATTTCTTATGCAGAATACTTAGCTGAAAACTTAGACAGAAACATTTCTTATGCTGAATATTTAGCAGAAAACTTAGATGGTAATATTGCTTATTCTGAGTACATCGCTGAAAACTTAGAAGGTAATATTAAATATTCTGAATATATAGCAGAACACCTTGATGATAACATTTCTTATTCTCAATACATTGCTGAAAACTTAGATAAAGCTGTATCTTATACAGGTTTAATTTCTGAAAAAGTTAATGGTACTAAATTATTTGAAAGTAATGAATCAAATCTTATTCCTACATTAGAAGAATATGGTTTTGGTGAAAATGACATTGAAAATAAATCAGATAACTATTTAGAAGGTGGTGAAGATGAACTTCATGGTGAAGATGGTGTTGAAAAAGCAGGTGAAGATAATGAAGCAACTCCAGTTTCTTTAGATTATACAGAATTAACAGAAGTTGAATTACCAGAAGAACAAAAAGTTGATACTGATGTTCCAAACGTAGCAGATATTGAAGATGAAGAATTAGGTAAAGAAGTAAAATTAGAAGATTTACCAGAAGTACCTAAAGCAGATGAAGAATATTTAACACACGAAAATAAAAATACAGATTCAGATTTAAGTAAAAAAATAGATTTATTAATCGAAGAAGCTAGAAAACGTAAAGTTTCTGAAACAAACGATCTACATTTCTTAAAATTTTTAAACAAGTCTCAAGTTGATAGCTACTATAGCTTAACAAACGAAGAGCAAGAACAAGTAAAACTTTACATAAACGAAAAGAGTTATTTCACAAGTTCAGAAGTTATAAAATTAATACAAGAAGCACTTTCTATTAAAAATGAATCATTAGAAGAAAGACTAATCAGATTGATGCCAGAAAATATAAAATCAATTTGGGAAGTAACAAACGAAAGTTCTAAAAAATCAATTCTTTCACAAGCTAAATTGTATCCTGAATTGGATTCAGAAGCTAAAGTTGAACATTTTTGGTTAACTAGAAACTTAAAAAAGAATGAATCAACTAAAAAAATGATTTCTCATGATAGTTTAATACAAGAAGATAAATTATCTGATTCAGATTTCAAATCAATATTAGAAAGATTCAAAAACATTTAAAAAAAACAAACAAATCTATAAAAATAGCAAAAAGAGACTTTTAGCATTTAATATATAGATTAATAAAAAAAATTAAAAAATATGTCACAAGTTAGAATTGACTTACAAAAAGCTCTTAACAAATGGACTCCAATTTTAGAGAACATTGGTGTTAACAAAGAGGACAGAGAAAAATATTCATGGATGGCAGAATATGCTGAATACCATGCAATAAACGAAAACGCTTACCTTAACGCTTCTACAAATGGTATGGGTGCTGTTTTAGCTCCACAAGTTGGTACTTATCCAGGTACAACAATTGGTGCAAACTATGGTTCATCAAACATAGGTTCAGGTGATTTAGGACAAAACTTATTACCAGTAGCTATGAAAATTGCTGCACAAACAATTGGTCTTGATTTAGTAGCTGTAAAGCCAACTCCAGGTCCAAAGATTGATTTAGTTTATGTTGATTTTCAATATGACGATTTAAATCTTAATCAATTTAATACAAAACCACAAGTATTCAAAATTCAATTCGGTTCTTCAACTGGTAATGGATTAAGTCAATCATTTAATACTGCTATATCTACAGCTTTAACAACAGCTGGTATTCAACAAGTACAAGGTGGATTAGCATTAGGGGCAAGAGTTTTTACTGCTTTTGGAACAGGTGGTTATTTGATAGCTGGGGTTACACAATCTAATGGTATTTGGGCAACAACTACATTAGCTGGGCTTAATAATTCTCAAGGAAGTTCTACTGGTTTAACAGACCCTAGTAACAAATATCAAGTTCTTGAATTTTTAGGTTTCTCTCGTATTGATGGTCAACCTATTTTTAGAGCTTTTAGAGAAACAAACGCTGCAGGTGGTGCATATGGTGGTGGACAATTTTACGGTTTAAACCAAGCAAATAATTCATTTGATGTTTCAAATGCAGGTACCGCTTCGGGTTCAATGTTAACTTCTATAACAAATTTATTTGGATATACTGTATCTGTTACTGGTATTTCATTAGTATCTGCTCTTGAAGATCAATTACCAGGATATGTTACAAACTTCTTAGGAAATGGTGGACAATATCCAATGGCTCGTCAAGAAGAAGAAAACAATTATGCAGGTACAATTGGACCAAAAATTTCTTCTAAATCAATTACAGTTGGTACAGTAGAAGTAAGTTCTGCATTACGTAGAACAGAAATTGAAGATATTAAAGCTAATACTGGTATGGATATCGTTCAAAAAATGGAATCAATCCTTGTAAACGAACTTTCTCAAACTATCTCTAAGCAAATTATTGCTAAAGTATTTGAAATGGGTAATACAAACAGATCTTCTGCTCCACTTATTTCATCATCAGCTTTAGCAAGTGGAAACATTTCTGGTCAAACTATATTTGACTTAGATACAACTTATGTTCAAGCAGGACCAGGTGGTGAAACTACACACGCTGTACAAAGAAAGCTTATCACTAAAATGGTACATGCTTCTAACTACATCGCAACTGAAGGACGTGTTGGACCAGCACAATACGCGGTAACAAATGGTGGTTTAGCAGCAGCTTTAATGGATGTTGCAGGTTACACAATTAACCCACTTAAATCTAAATTAAACACAAACGGTCAAATGTACCCTGTAGGTCAAATCGGTGATATCACTATCTACGTAGATCCTTACATGAAATACAATGACAACAGAATCTTAATCGGACGTAAAAACAATCCTGATCAACCAGGTATCTGTTTCGTGCCATTCCTCATGGCACAATCTATCTCAATCATGTCAGAAGCAACATTTGCTCCAAGAATGATTTTAAGATCAAGATATGCTGTGGCTGAATTAGGTTTCTTCCCACAAAAACAATTTATGACTATCTACGTTAACGATGCTAATGGCTACCTTAACTAATATAATAAATTAGAATACAAAAAACCTCCCCTCAAGGGAGGTTTTTTTATTTCATGAACTATTCATGAAATAAAAATATAATAAGAAAATATATAAATTATGTATATAAAAAAGAATGAAAAGTCAGGTCCAAAAGCATATACTAATAATGATTTTGATTTAAAAATTAAAGATTCTGACTATGTAAGAATAGGTAATTATATTAATGCAGAAACACCAATAGAATTTGAATGTAAGCTATGTGGTAAAAAAAGTATGAAAAAGCCTAAATTATATAATCGAACATTATGTGAATGTAAAAAAGAAACAAACGATAGTTTTTCTTCATTAGGTAGAAAAATAACAAATGAAGAATTTGATTTAAGAATAAAAGATTTAGATTTTATTAGAGTAGATAATTATATTAACACTAATACGTATATAAATTTTGAATGTAAAATATGTAATGAAATAATAAATAAAACACCTAAACAAATCACAAAATATATTTGTGAATGTAAAAAGGATAAAAATTTATTAAGCAAAAAATCATATAACTATATTAATAAATTTAATGAATTATTAATAGAAAGGAATATAAATTTAATAGGAAATTACACTAATTTTAGAGAAAATCATGATTTTGAATGTTTAAAATGTGGTGAGAAATTTAACACTACGCCTAAAAATATAGCTAATATAGTATTAGGGTGTTCATCTTGTTCTGGTAGAAAATTTTCTCATACAAAATATTTATCTCTTCTTCCAAATGATATAGAATTAGTAGATGGTGAAAAATATATAGGGTCTCTTTTTTATTTAAAACATAAATGTAAAGTATGTGATTATATTTGGAGTGCTAAACCTAATTATATTATACATCATAAATGTGGTTGTCCTAATTGTTCTTCATCAAAAGGAGAACGTCAAATAAAGAATTGGTTAGATATAAAAGGTATAGAATACATTAAAGAATATAAACAAAAAATAGGTAATTCTACATATAGATTTGATTTTTATTTACCTAAAAAGGAGTTATTTATAGAGTTTAATGGTATTCAACATTATGAGCCAAGAGAATTTTTTGGTGGCGAAGAGCAATTTGAGGTTGTAAAAAGAAATGACTTATTAAAAGATAATTGGGTTTTGGAAAATAAAAAAGAATTATTAAAAATTTCTTATGAACAAAATATAGAAATAATCTTAGAAGAAAAAATAATATAATAAAATTATGTATGAAAATTTCAAATTTGATATGAAAGATTTAGATCATTTATCATCTACACAATCTGTAGTAAATAACTGGATGACAGAATATGCTAATCTTCATTTAAAAAATGAAATAAATATGGATACTACATTAGTAGGTACACAATCAAATGAATCTTTTCCTAGTTTATTACCAATTGCTAAAAAAATAGCAGCTCAAACAATAGGGTTAGATTTAGTTACTGTTAACCCTATGAAAGGTTTTGGTAATTCAGAAGAGGAAAAAGAAAGAATTAAACGAGAAGTTGCTATCATTAATCGTGATAGAAAATTAGATTCTATTTTAGAAAACAAAGAATTTGAGGAATTTAAAGAAGAAGAACATGAGTTATATAAAACAGGTTCTAGACCTAATTTATTTTATTTAGATTATGCTTACGCTACACCATCTACCCCATCTACATCAACAAATTATATACCTCCAATAAATAAAACAGGTAAAAAAAAGAGGACTAAATAGGTCCTCTTTTTAATTAAAATCCAATACTAAAATATTCTAAATCTGTATCATTCTTCTCAAGAATAAATTTTAATTCTCCTTTTCTCATAACTCTATCTTCATAATATTTACTTATTTTAAATAAAGATCTGATAAAAGGTATATCATCCGAATTTTCATTTATACGCGATTGATCTACCATTAAACATAAAACTTTTTTATCATCTTCAGGATTATACTCAGTTAAGTTATCAACATCAACTTTTGATGAATAAGGTTTTGAATAACAAACAAAAGTAGTTTCTAATACTTCATTTAATGGAGTATAAACTATATTAACTACATCATTTGGCTCAATCTCTATTTCTTCATTTAAATAAAGTCTAATCCAAAAATAAATTTTTTGTTTTTGAGTTATCTTAGTTCTTGGTGCAAATTCCTCATCATTTGCTTTATTATAATCATAGTCGGTAAGATCTATAGATTTAATAGATTCAATTAAACTTTTTTGATAAGTGTATTTAATTTCTTTCCTATCAGGAAACTTTTCATCTAACATAATTAAGTATTATTTTTTAATATATATACTTATACACAAAAAAGTTTTAGTTATGATAAAAAAATATAATGATCATGAAAAGGATTTAACTCCCTTAAAATCATTTAAGTTAAAAGATTATTTAAATACGAAAATATGGCATAAATTTAAATTAAGTCATGAAGTAAAAGAAGAATTACTCCAAATAGGAAATGATTTTATTGATGAAATAAAAGATGATTTAAAAATAGATTTTAAAGTTAAAGATATTATATTCACAGGTTCATTAGCCAATTATAATTGGTCAGAATGGTCAGATATAGATTTACATATAGTTTTAGATTTTACAGAAATTAATGATGATGAAAACTTAGTTCAAAACTATCTTAAAACATATTCTAAATTATGGAATGAAGATCATGATATAATGATAGCAGGATATGAATTAGAACTTAATTGCCAAACAGATATAGAAAAAATAAGAAAAAATAGCGGAGTCTATTCTGTACTATACAACTATTGGGTACAAAAACCAGATAGAAAGAATTTCGAAATTGATTACCATTTAATTAAACTTAAAGCAGAAGATATAATGGATAGTATAGATGATTTAGAAATAGAATCAGGTAATGTTGCTAACTATGAGAATTTTCAGTTTAAATGGAAGAAAATTTGGAAAAAAATTAAAGATGGTAGAAAATCTGGTATAGAAAAGGATGGTGAGTATTCATTAGAAAACTTAGTATTTAAGCTATTGAGAAGAAATAAATATATAGAAAAACTTATTAATCTAAGAAAGAAAACTTATGATAAACAATTTAAATAATATGGCAATTAAAATATCTGAAATAGAGGAACTATTTAAAAATGTTTTTACAGAAGGTCGTTTTTTAACATATAAAAATGTATATGAAAAGCATGACGATTATTATAATTTAGTTATATCTATTCACAGTTTATTATTAGAAGAAACATTTGTTTTACATACTAAATTTATATTTAAAACAAACTTAGAAAGAACTGAAATAACAGAAAATTATTTTACTTACTTATATAATATAAATTGTGTTTATCATAAAGAATTATTTAAAGATATAAATGAATTAGAATATAAATTAAAGAAGATTATAAAATCAAATAATTTTGGAAAAGATTTACAATTATTATCAGATTTTGTTGAAACTCCAGCATTACTTTTAAATCATTATCTTAAAACAGTTAATAGAACTGATTATACTATATTTGATGTTATATACGAACCTAAGTTTAAGATTACAAAATGTGAAGATTTACAATTTGATTTTGTTATTAGTGTAAATGATTCTTATGAAGTAAAACTTAGTATTAAAAAAGTAAAAATAGATGAAGAATATGAATATGATTTTAACTTTACTTTTTTAGAAGATTTTTTAAATATAAAAAGCGATGTATTAAAAAATATACATTTTACAATAGGTGAAGGATTAGTTAAAATCCTTGATAAAAAATTAAAATAAACATGGAAAAGAAATTAAAATATCTTCATTTATTTGAAGGAAATTGGCAATTAAAAAAAGAGTTTATTCCTGAACTTAAAGCCGAAATTGAAGCATTAAAAAATGAAACTGATAATGCTGTTTTATATCAATTAGTTTCTAAACTTAAAAATAAATACTATAACTTAGTTGGAAATGATGACTTATATCATGAATTAGAAGAAGCAGTCGAAATGCATAGAAGAAAATGGCCTAATTGGAAAAGTGGCTTAGATAAAGCAATATCTGTATTAGATGATTTAGAAAGTTCAGATTTAAAAGAATATTAAAATAAAAAAGAGGATTAAATTAATTTAATCCTCTTTTAATAACTCATCTAAAATCCTATTTCTTCTCTCCATATCCTCTAATATTTTCTTTTGTTTAAGTTCATCATCATATACTAGTTTGGCGTTTGTAAGTGCTGGAGATGCAACTATATCATAGGTTATTATTTCATCAATACTAATCTTCATTTAATAAATCATCTATTTTTTTATTTCTTTTTTCCATTAGTTCTAAATTATTGATATATTGTATATCAGAAAAAGAAAAATTAAATATCTTTCCCATAACATATTACTTAGAAAAGTAAGGGGTATCTACTAAAAAATTGTATAAATCTATTTTATCTTTGTTCATATTATTATTTTTTTTAAACTGAAAAACTTTCTCCACAAGAGCAAGTTCTACTTGCATTGGGATTAATAAACTCGAATCCTTTACCATTTAAACCACCCGAAAATACTAGTTCGGTTCCAAATATATAAAGAAGACTTCTTTTATCACATATAACTTTTATATCATTATCTTCAAAAAGTTCATCAAGTTTTTCATCATATATATCATCAAATTCTAAGATATATGATAATCCACTACACCCTCCACCCTTTACACCTACTCTAAGGTATTGTCCTGTATTAGGTTCTTCACTTTTTAATTTAATTATTTGTTCTTTTGCGGTTAAACTTACTTTAATCATAAATTGGAAAATATCTATTTTTAATAATTTTTGGTTTAGAATCAATGTATTCTATAATAAAATCTGCTAACTGATATAATTTTTGTATAGTAAAATGTCCTACAATAATTATTTTAGATTTTGATAATTGATTAAAATTTTTTATTTTAATCATATCACTTTCTATTAATTTATAATTTATAGGATAATAATTATTATTTAATGGGTTTCTTCCTCTGAAGTATTCTACATCAAGAAAATAAAAATCTTTTTGTTGATCTAATATAAAATCTATATTAGATTCTCTAATACATCCATCTATATTTTCATAGATTTTATTTTTATCAATAAAATCTATTCTATCTCCTATTTTTTTAATTATTAAAGATAAATTACTAATTTTTAGGTATTTATCAAAGTTATCATCATTCATATTAGGTTAATTAAAAATACCCCAATTAAGGGGTATTTTTTAGTGGAGATGCCGAAGGCGAATTCGGGTCTTCTCTGGTTAATCATAGAAACTCATTTACAAACGTAGTTATTTTTTTATAAAATAACAAACTAATTTAGTTTTTAACGACCCCCTAACAAATCCGAAAATTTTTGAATAGATTTTTAACTATTTGGAAACCTTTCTGACTTTGTCAATTAAGCAAAAGCTACTTCGTTTACCTTTAAGATGTTGTTTTGTAGAGCGGCTACTAATTCTTCACGGCTTGCTACTGTGTTTGTTTTGTCGTTTAGACTTTAATCCAATTTATTAATCGGGTTAGGATTATCCGATGTTTGCATCTCTACCATTAATTCCATGAATCTAAATCATTTCATCCCCATGTATTTGTAATGTATATATTATATTTTTTAATCTTGTTTTAGTAAAAAATTTATTTTATAATCTCTTACTTTTAACTTAACTATACTCAATTTTTGAAGATCTTTTTCAGATAAATCATATATTTCCATTATATCTGATAAATTTTTATCTTTATGTAATAATAATAAATATTTTTTACTTTCAATTTCATCTCCATATATTGGTTCATAAGTATACTGAGAGTATTGAATATTTGAATTCAATTGATTTGTTAAATAATCAGAATATGAATTCAAATTATTTATATTACTATAACTTCCGTAGTACCTATATCCATTATCAATTTGAGATATATCAAAATTATTTGAAGATATATTGTAATATTGATTATTAATTATTAATGTTTTATTCATACAAATATATTAAAAATTTTCGAAAAAGTTAATTATTTTTTAAGATTAAATCTATATTATATTCTCTTATTTTTGATTTAACAATTTCAAGACTATATAAATCATCTTCTATAATGCCATATTTTTCCATTAGTATAAATAATTCACCTTCTTTATTATCAGAATTTTCAACTAAAGAAAGTAGATATACTCTACCCGGTATCATTTCAAAAATAGTATTTACAATATTCTTATTAATACTATTAGATATTTCTTTTGCTAATTTATTTTCTATCTCGTCTATAATATTATCACCATATTTTATTTTTAAATCACTTTTACTTTTCATATAAAGTGATAAAAAAATATTTTTTTTTTGTTTAGATACTTTCTAAGATTTTTTCTAAATTATAATTTCTTATTTTTGTTTTACATGCAAAAACAGAATGTAAATCAGATTCGTCTATTTTATAGAGAGATAATTGTTTTAATACTAAACCTAAAGTAATAGGTCCTTCATGGGATTCAAGTATGTTTAAACTACGTATATATTCTAAACCAGGTAAAGTATATCCATAATGTGGTAATGGCATATTAGGCATTTTTATATTTTATTTAATATATTATTTATTTCATAATCCCTTACCTTTGTCTGAACTAATGAAAAATCAGACAAATCCGTATATACTATATCATATTTCTCTTTTATCTTTTCTACAAATTCGTATGTTATAAACTTAACATCCAATTTAGATAACAAAAACTTTATAGATTTAGTAAAATTAGTTTCTATATCGGGATTTCTTCCATAAAAACTATTTATTACTTTTTTAAGTTCTTGCCTGATTATATCACTCATATACTATCTAATATTTTATTTATCTCATAATCCCTTACCTTTGTTTGAACAAAAGGAAAATCAAATAAACTACTTGTTACCAACCCATACTTTTCAAGTAATAAAAGATCTACATAATCATGATCTTTATTTCTATCTAATAGATACTTAGTAGATTTATCAAAATCATCTCCCATAGAAAAATCACCCATTGGTCTAGGATATAAACTTGCGAAATCCAATGAAACTACGGGCATAATTTTAATATTTTATTAATTTTAAAATCTCTTATTTTTGATTTAGTTAGTTTCATATCATATAAATCTTTTTCTTCAAAATTATATTTTTCTAAAACTTCTAAAGTTAATACTTGTTCTTTAGTTTCTTGTAAAAATAATTTAATACAATCTCTAAGACCGCCAATAATTCTATATGTTTGTATTTTTACATTAATTGTATTCATAATTACATTATATAACTTATCTGAATAATAGGCTCTTCTTCCTTTGTTTTCCACAACTCAAACTCTTGTTTTTTACACAAAGTTTTACTATCATTGATTCTGCTAAAAAAATCTATAGCATTATCAATGTTAATAACTTTATCCATCAAAAACTGAATAAAGACTACTTTTTTCTTTTCATCTTCTTCAAAATCTACGTAGAACTCCTCTGAAAAATTTTCATTTAAGTAATCTACCATTTTATCTACTGTTTCTTGCATTATAATTTTATTAAAATATTTGAATTGTAAAATCTTAAATCTATACTTCCTAAAGTTTCTCTTAAAAGAGATAAATCTTCATATATTCCCATAGGATTTTTATTATCTACCTCTAAAATAGTATATAAATTACCCTTTAACTCCTTAATATGAAGTGTATTTTTAATACCTAACTTTCTTAACTTCTTAATTTTGTCACCATGTTTAATTATAGATTGTTCACTAATACCCGCTTTTCTAGCAGTTGGTAAGTTTTCCCAATCTACATCAACTAAACACTTAGCCAATATTTCTAAATAAGAAATATTTTGAATCTCTTTATGAGTGTGCTCGTTGAAATAACCAATAGAAATATTAGTACATTCAGGAATGTAATCCACAAAATTAGCAGAGTCAGTAAAGATACCTGTATCATCAGGTTTCATATGTAAACCACTTTTATTTAATTCATTACATAATCCATCTGCAAACTCATTTGAACAACAAGCTTCTCCTAATTGAGATGTTATGATAGAATAATAATTCTTTCTATCAAAAGATACCATCCTTTTTTTACCCTTTAAAAGTGGATTATCTATAAAATCATTAGCAACTTTTTTAGACCCAATACCACCTCTTTCCTCACCTAAGAAGAAATAGTATAAACCAGGAACATTATTAGCTATCATATATAACATGATAGTAACTCCTGCTTTATCATCAGCACCTAATATAGTTGTTTCATCTGTTTTAATAAACTCTTGTTCTTTAACAAAGAACGAATATAAATTAATACCAGATTTTTCTCTTAAAGCAGTATCTAAATGACTCGTGAAAACTGTTTCAGAATTACCAATTACTTTATAGTAATTACCAAAATCATCTATTTCTAGATCTTGTGGAAGATAAGCCAAAACTTCATCTTCAAATCCATGAGGATAAGTTTCTGTAACTAATGAAATAAATGTATCTCTTACATTAAGAGGTTCATATTTAAAAGGTCTTGGCTCTATTTTAGAAGTAACTTGTTTAGGTTTAGAATTAGTTATAATTTTTTCACAAAAACTAATAACTTCATCTTTTTCAAACTTATTTGGGAAATAAGTATTGATAAATTTAAACATTTTTACGGTTTCTTTTTTCTTACCGTTTACTACTTGGAAATGCCAATCTTTGCTTGATAGTTGTACTATAGAATTAAGATTTAACTTTTCTAATTTTAGAAAAGTTTTACTTAAAGGACTATCAATGTTTTGAATTATTTCCACTAAATTTTTCTCTATTATCATTTTTTGCTTTTTGTTTTATTTATACAAATATATAAAAATTTTTCAACAAAAAAAAATTTTTAAAAACAATATTATATAAATAATATATATTAATTATGGGAAAATTAATAACAATAAATAACTTAGAGGATGATTCATTATTAAATGATTTATTCAATAAAGATATAATAGTATACGAAGATGTTCAAGGCAGCCAAATATGGGTAAATTATGACGGAGAATTTAATATAAAGTTAAAAACTCTTAGTTCTGAACCTATCAATATAATTGATTTGGCTATGCAAAATTTTTACAATAAAGCCTTAAATTATTTTAATGGTTTAAGTGATAGAGTTAAGGGATTATTAAATAAAAATTGGTGGTTTTGTTTTGAATATTTTCCTGATAACCAACCTGCTAATATAGAATATAGTAGAACCCCTAAGAATGATTTAGTTCTTATATCAATAAATAAGAATGGTAAATACTCTTCTAATATAGAAGAATTAGAGGAATATGCTAGATTATTTGATTGTGATATGTTACCAATTATATTTAGCGGACGTTTAAATCAACAAATGATAGAAGCTATTAAGTATTTCTTAAATACAAGTCCAGATGATTTGGAATATGTTTTTGGAGAAAAGTCTTTTTGTTTTTTCTTTTACAAGATATTAAATCCTAATTTAGAATCATCATTTTTAATGGATGGGGACTATCAAAAGAATTTAGAAAAGTTGATAATAAAAACAGATGATGAACAATTATCATTTCAGATATTAAATCCTTTATATAAGAAAATAAGTGAAACAAACTCAACAGAATTTGTTGAGGTATATACATTAATATTGGTTAATTTCTTAAACTTTTGTCAAAGTGTTAATCTTAACAATGTTAAATTTTCGGGAAGTAGAAAAGATGATTCTTATATAAATCTTATAAGTAAGTTATATAATATGTATATTACAGAAGTTAAGGATGATATATTAAAATTTGATTTTGTAGTTCCTAAATTCTTTGATAAGGATAAATTTAGAATTAATACAGAATTATTAAATAATAAATTAACTAAACAATATATTGAACAAGATAAACGTTTAGAATATATTTTTAAAGTTATTTTAGGTTCTTTTAATAAGAAAAGAAATAAAGTAATAGGTATATTTACTAATCAAACATTAAATGTATTTAATAAATTTATTGATGAAATAAACTCTAGAATAGACTTCTTCTTAAAAAAGAAAACAGAAGTAGAATTGGGTAAGAAAGGTCTTTTAGATTTTGGTCAATATTTTGATATTCAATATGATAAAGATTTTACAGGAGATGTTTATCCTGATGTTTATTCAGAGATAGAAAAGCCAGGCGAAAATAAAACTAAAAAAAATAAAAAGGATATAGGTAATATACCAGAAAATGGTAAAAAAAATACTATTTAATTACATAATGTATAAAAAATATATCCTACAATATTTACCGAGTGATTTTTTAGAAATTGCTCGTGAGCCTTTCTTTATATATGAAAATAAAAAATTAAAGTCCGCTTTTCTAATTGATTTAGTTCATTCTTTAATCGCAAAATACTTTAATAAGAAAAATAATAAAATCAGTTTATCCGCTGAGATCTTAAAAGAAAGGTATGGTTATTTATATAACTATTATATCAAATACTTAGTTGAAACAGATGTATTAAAACTTCTTCTAAACTATAGAAAAGGTCATAACTGTAGAGTTTATGAGTTTAATACTAAAGTATGTAGAGGTAAAATTTTAAGATATATTAATAATGATAAAATTATCTTAAAAAGATATAACATGAAGTTTAATATTAATAACTTTATTAGTAAAGCAAAAGAAACTGTTATACCTACTGAAATAAAGAAAAAATTAGTATTAGATTTATTTAGTGCTAAAGTAGATTATGCTAAATCTATATTTTATTTAGATAATACATTTAATGATGATTCTATCTATAATAGAAATAAATATAGTGTTGATTGTATTGAACAAAATCAGATATTTTATCATTTTGATGCATTTGGTAGAATGCATACTAATTTTACTGTATTAAAATCTTTTATTAGAAAAAACTGTCTTTTATTAGATGGTGAAGAAACATATGAAGTAGATATAAGTAATTCTCAACCTTTATTTTTAAATATCTTAATGCAAAATGAAAATTATTATCATGATGAAGGTGTTCAATTTTATAGGTATTTAACTTATAGTGGTAAATTGTATCAATTTATAATGGATAAATGTCCTATATATACAGAGAAAAAGTTAGTAAAAGAAATGGTGTATAAAGTATTTTTTGGACAAAATAGAAAAAATGTACATGATGAAAACTTTGAGAATTTATTTCCAGAAGTATATAAGTTTATTATCGAATATAAAAAAAGAAAAGGAGATTATAGAAGTTTATCACATGCTTTACAATTAGCAGAATCAAATTTAATTTTTAATAAAATTATAAAATCTATTATGGAATATAACCCTGATATAAAATTGATAACAGTTCATGATAGTATAATTTGTGCAAAAAAATATTCTCAAATTGTTGAATTAATTTTTGAAGAAAAACTAAAACAGCAATTTAATATGAATTAATTTTAATATATACTTTATGTTAAATTTATTAGACGAAAATAGTTCTTATATAATAATAAATCCTTTTACAAATTATTTAACTCAGCACGAGAACAAAATAGTTTTAGAAAGGATTTGTTCTGTTTTATATCCTAAAAATTATACTATATTTCCTATTTATTCTTTTTCTAAAAATATTCGTGAGAATTCAATATTAGCAATGTGTCCTGACGATAATAATACATTAAGAAAAGATTCTATATTTTTAATGGATAAATTTGGACAAGACAATGTTATTGTTAAATATAAAAATGATATTGAATATAAGTTAATTGAAAAAACAGGTGAAGAATTTTTATTAAATATTAAATTATATCCTGACTTAAACGAAAATCAAAAACTTTATGTATTTAATAGTATGTCTTTTTCATTTGAAAAGAAAAAAAGATATTTCTTTCCGTCTAAAAAAGAAGATATTAAAAAAGGAATGCTTGTTGAATATTTAAACGAAGATAGATGGATTCCAAAAACAATTAATAATGTCGATTTAGAATACGAGAAGATGTATAAATTACTGATGAAATATCAAAAGATGAGAGTTTCATATTCTTAATATATAATAAAAATATAATAACAATATGAATCACGAAAGAAGAAAAGAAAGGCATCCTCATTTATATAAAGATCTTAATGTATATAATGATTTACCTTATGAAATTTCTGAGGAAAAAATTGATGAAATAGTTGAAGAGCTTATTGAAGAAAATTTAGTTAATACAACTGATACTATTGAAATTGAAGTTGAGATAAATAATGAAGAAAAAATTATCGAAGTTGAGATTGATTCCCAAGAAAAAACTATTACTTTAGAAGAAGTTGTTGAAGTAAAAGAAGAAATTGTTGAAGTAAAAGAAGAAGTTATTGAAACAGTTAAAAAAGCACCTAAAAAAGAAGTAGTTAAAAAAGCTCCTATTACACCTGTAAAAAAATCTGATAAAAAAGATACAGTTAAAAAACCTTTAAAGAAAGTATAAAAAAAGCGGAACAAATGTTCCGCTTTTTTTAATATAAAAATTTATTAGAAAGTCCTCTTTGTTCGGCACTTATATATCTTTCAATTTCTAAATTACCTAAACTTGTTAATTTCTTTAATAATTCAGGATTATTTTGTTTGGGAAAATCATCTTTATCAAAACAGAATGATGTGTTATTTTTTTGCTTAAAATTTAACATTTTTCCCATTTTATGAGCTTGAAAAATATTTTCATCTCCATCATTTAACATTTCACTCCATCCACCAATTTTATTAATAGCATCTCTTTTAAATATAGAAATATTATCTAAACCTGTAGATGTTTTTCCTGTAGTATCTAAACTAATTATTTGTTGAAGACTTGAGTTAGAAGTCATAAAATCTAATTGTAATATAGAATCATAAGGTAAAATACAATCATACATATTTAATTCATTAAAAGAACTAATTAAAGTATCAGGATTTGCTAATATATTAACATCGCCAAATATAACAATAGGGTTATTAGTTCTGGATAATCCATGATTATAAGCCCATGATCTATTCCATGTCATTTTTTCTTTAGTTTCTAAGAAAAGATAATTACATTCTAAGTTTAGATATTTTAATTGAGAAACTTTTCCAACTTCAATTACAGTTGTTCTAATTGTATTAAATCCTTTGATCCAATCTATTACTTTCCTTAAGTTATTAAGATTTTTACCAGAGTGTCTATATGGTATTAAATAATCTATCATATGTTTTTGTTTATTTTTTATATTATAACAATTTATATAAATTTGTTTATATGAAAAAAAATAATTATATTTGTAAAAATAAAAATAATTATAAATGAAAGTAAGAAAAACATTTCTTGAGTTAACAAGCTTTACCTACCCGTCAGGTTTTGAATTTATGTTGGAAAAATATTTACCAACTTGCTATAAAAAAGATATTTATGGCAACTATTACCTAATGATAGGAGAATCAACAACTATGTTTACATGCCACTTAGATACAGCATGTAGTGAATTTAAAAAAGTAAAACATCGGTTTGAAAAAAATATTATTAAAACTGATGGTACTACAATTTTAGGTGCTGATGATAAAGCAGGTATGACTGTTATGTTATATATGATAGAAAAAAACATCCCTGGTTTATACTATTTTTTCTTAAGTGAAGAAGTTGGATGTATAGGTTCTTCCAAAGTTTCTTCAGCCTTAGCTAATCGATCTGAAGAAATACCGATAGAATTATATAATATTAATAAAGTAATTTCTTTTGATAGAAAAGGAACAACTTCCGTAATTACAAGTCAATTATATAGCGATTGTTGTTCATCTCAATTTGTTAATCAATTATGCTCTTTATTAAATGCTAATGGATTAGAAATGAAACCTGATGATACAGGTGTTTTAACTGACTCTGCACAGTTTATGTGGGATATACCTGAATGTACAAATATATCTGTTGGTTATTATGATGAACACAAAACTTGTGAAAGACAAGATATAGATTATTTATACAAATTATGTAAAGCTGTTGTAAGAATTGATTGGGAATCATTAAAAATAACTAGAGATAATACAAAAGCAACTAGTTCATATAGTAATTACTACTCTAGTAGAAATGATGAAGATGTTTTTGAAGCTTTTGCAGGTTATGATAATACATATTCTGAGTTCTTTGATTTAAATTATACTTATATTAAAGAAAATGGAGTTCGTAAAAAAATGTATATTTCTGATACTTGGATAGAAAAAGAAAAATCTCTATTAGCTAAAGAATTAGAAAATTGGGGAACTAACTTTGTTAGTGTCGTATGGGATGGTAGAGATTGTTATATAAGAACAGAAGAAGCTTATGAATTCGTAGGAAATCGTAGCTATTTTATACCTTATATATCTCAATTATCTACCATACCATATGAACATTTAACTGATGAAATTTTACCATTTTAACCTAAAATCATGGGATGCTTATAACCTTTTGATTCTACAATTTCTAAAAGTTGTGTAGTTGAAAGTTTATTTGAATCCCATCCTTTTTTCTTAGCATATTCTATTACATATTGCTCTCTAAGAAGTGTTATTTCTTCTTGTGTTAATGGTGTTGCTTTGATTATTTTTTCCATATACAATTTTATTTCTATATATAAAAACATATTATGCCCGAAGGTCCAGAAGTCAGAATAATGTCTGACTTTATTAAAAAAAATACTGAACACAAACTATTTAAAAAAATGTTTGATGTTCACAAAGAAAATACAGAATACGAAAATCCTATAATTACAGATTTTTATGTATACCCACAATCTAGCGGTAAGCTATTAACCCTATCATTCTTTAATGATAATAATCATATTGATATTGATTTTTTCATGGGGATGAGTGGTAATTGGTGTTGGGTTCCAACTGATGAATGGAACCATGTAAAATTCACTCGTTTCCGAATTGATTCTGAGGATGATATGAGTTTAGTTTTATATGGTGGTTATTTAGGTCCTAAATATAAAATAGGTGGATTTGATACTAAAAGAGGTCCTGACCCAACTAAAGAATTTGATAAATTTAAGTTAAATATAGTTAATAATTTAGATAAAAAAGTATTTCAATTACCTATTTATGAAGCTCTATTAAATCAAGAGTATTTTAGTGGAATTGGTAACTATTGTAGATCAACATTAATCTATTATTTAGATGAAAATCCTTTTCAAAAAGCAAAAGATATTATCATTAAAAGACCTGAAATAATTGATATGTGTAGAGATATACAAATTACTTCATATAGATTAAATGGAGGTCAATTAAAAGATTGGAAAAATCCAAATGATTCTAATTCAGATGATTTTTTAAAATGGGTTTTTTATCAAAAAGGTAATCATCTAAAAGATTCAGATAATAGAACATTTTGGTATGATCCAAAATGGGAAAGTTTTAGAAAATAAATAAAATAAATTATGTATTACTTTACTATAAAAAACATAACTAAAAATGATTATTATACACATTATATAATTAATAATTATTATGTGTTAGATATTGAAAATAATACACTTTTTGTTAAAAGTGATGAATATTTTGTTATAAACAAAGCTTATATAAATGATATATTAGAATATGATCTTAATAGTAATAAATTAACGTGGACTGTATGTAGAGATATTATTAGTTTTAATAAATGTAAAAATATTATAATTGATTGGGATTATATTGAAAATGGAAATCATACGCTTTTTTTGAAAAATGTAATAGGAAATATTCTTATAGAAATAAGAAATAAAAAAATAGATAAAATATTAGATGTATTATTTTAAAATAAAAATAATTAATAATAAATATAACTTCTATAGCATAGAAAACAATATATTATATACTCAGAGAACATATTCAGATTTTTACGAAATGACATTAGATGATTTATTTTATACAAATAAACAATATACTCATATAAAAGAGTATTCTAATAAAGTAGATTTTTATACTGAAAATATCTTTGATTTTACTTTAAGTAAGTTATCATATAATGATTTTCTAATTCATATAGTGAAAATATTTTTAAGAGATAAAAAAATTTCTAAACTTTTAGAATAGAAATTATGGATAATGGTATTTTTCAAATTTAGGATTTTTACTAATTACTCTATGTCTTATTGTAGCAACTTGTATATTTAATTTTCTTGAAGCATTATTTAAACTTTCATATAATATATTATCTATGATAACAGGGGTCATATTTGGTGGTTTTGATCCTTTGTGTTTTTCAGCTATAATATTTTTAGTTTCTTGTGTATGTTTCTTTCCAAAGAATGGGTTGTTTTCACCACTTTTTGGAACACATTTTGAGCAATATATATACCCACTTCCAATTATTTTTTTACATGATTTACAATTAGATTTAGAAATTCCTCCCTTCCAATTTGGATTTTTATCTCCTTTAGAATTTTCTATTCTTTTTGATTTATTTTCTTCTGTCTCATTATTAAATCTATTTATATTAGTTTTTCTAATTTTTTCGATAATTTCATCTTTATTTGGGTTATTAGATAAATTATCTCCACCAGAAGATCCTTTTGATAAATTATAATATTTATCATTACAATTTTCATTAACAAAAATATTATCCAGATATTTTTGTTCTAATATTTTCAGTTCTTCTAAAGTACATTCTTCAATAATTTCAAAAATAAAATTATTTTTACCATGTAAATTATAAGATCTTTGTAAAAAGATATTATGATGTTTACCTCTATTTAAATCACATTTATGTCTTATAAATCTTTTTTCGATATTTACTGATGAACCTATATATTTTTTACCATCAACTACATTTTCTATTTTATATATTCCTATCATAACTAAATTGCTATATCTAAATTAGATTTTATTTTTTTAATTCCTTTAATATTAATGATTGTAAAATCATTAATATTAAAATCATAGAAATTATTTTTATTAGATAATTCCAGATAAGGCTGTATATTTAGAGATTCTATTTGTAAAATTTCATTAGCTGCCTCTAAATGTCTATCATATATATGTAGATTTTGAACAAAATGAAAAAATTTACCAACTTTGTATCCTAAATGACTAGCTACCATCATTTGTAATGATACATATTGTATCTTATTTATATAACCAGCCATTATATAATCATTTGAACGTTGTATTAATGTCATATCTAAAACATATTCATTATTTTTTTTATTAACACTCCATATAGTTTCATATGCACATGGATATAATCCTTTAGTTTCTAATAAATCTTGCTCTTGATATAAATTCATTATATGTCTCCTAGAGAATGGATCATTTTTTAATGAAAAAAGTAATTTATTTAATAAATCATATTTTTTCACAGTATAACCATACCTATTGCCTATTGTTCCATCTCCTATATCCCACTCATCCCACCAATTTATACCTCTTTCATGAGCTTTATCTAATTTAGATGTTTGATCTTGATATATCCATAAAATTTCGTTAATTCCTGTTTTTATTGCTGTGTTTCTTAATGTTGGTATAGGAAATTCATTTTTTGATATATCATATTCTTCAAAAATACCATTTATAAAATAACAATTTGCCGAAGTACCATCCTTATATTTAGGACGAGGATTTTCATCAATATTTTTTTCATCCAATATTTTTTTTATGTTTTGTTTATAATAAAAATCAGCTTTATTCATAATAATTTATTTTTAAGTTATATAAAAAATAAATTATTTGTTTATGATATACTTAAAAAGCAATTAACTCAGGAAACTTATACGCTTCCTAAGTTAATACTTAATAATAATTCTTTTGACGACATTAAATACGAAGATATTCAAATAATTGATTATAAATCTTCTCCCACAATAAAATTTCCTTTATCTAATTAAGCAGAGAAAGTAAAACTATCAAAACCATTTTGGAATGGGTAACTAACAGTACCTGTGTAAAAATATTTACTTGGGCTACTTCCTGCTATAAGTACACCTCCGATAGAAGCTGTTGCTAAAGTTCCTAAGTTAAAAGAATAAGTAGTTCCTGTTGAATAATAAGTACTTGTAGTTGCAGCAAATGCTGAAATTGGGCTACTTGAAATACCGTATACGGTAAAAGTTCCACCACCTCTAACGTGGAAGTATTGTAAATCTATAGAGAATGTAGGATTAGAATAAACTGCATTTAATGTGTTAATGTAAGGTCTTGCCATTTTTTGTTTTTATTTTTAATTATATATTAAATGTTAAAAGTGGATTTTTATCTATTTTGAAAAAAAACTTTTTATTATTTTTTAGATATAACATTATAAAATAATAAAACATATGCTAGTTGATACTCAATACCTACCAAGTACAAAAAATTTAGTAGTTTCCTATGTAGATAAGTCAGGAAATATTAAACTAAAATACTATAAATGGCCAAATCCCAAAAAATACGTAGTTTGTGACGATGAAGACCCTGAAAAAGATCAAAAATATAAATCATGGGATGGTAAATCTATTAAATTAGTAGATTCTCCATACCCAAATAGATATTCTATTTATGAGTTTTTAGACACTCTTCCAGAAAATGAAAGAGAAGAAATCTTTGAATTTAATTTACCCAATATCTATTTTATAGATATTGAAACTGAAATAGTAGATGGATTTCCCGAAGCAGCTGATATAAAAGATGAAGCAGGAAATGTAATTAAAGAAGGAGCAGCTACAAAAGTTCTTTCTATATCTATTGTTTATGAAGATAAAATAATCCTTTTAGGATTAAAAGACTTATCAAGTGAAACACAAACACGTATATTAGATAATACTAATAAATACTTTAAAAAGTTAGGAACAACATATAAGTTTAAGTATGTTAAATACGATTCAGAATTTGATATGATGTATAACTTTTTTAATACGATGGTTCCAAAAATGTCTGTTATGACAGGATGGAACTTCGTTAACTATGACTGGATTTATTTAGTTAATAGGTCAAGAAAATTAAAAAAGAAAATCAATGGTAAAGAAATAACTATTGATCCTGCTGTAGCATCTCCAACCAAAAAAATGAATAAAATTTGGTTGAAAGATTATGAAATGCCTGCACATAAAATGATTTTTGACTATATGCAGTTATATGAAATCTGTGATACTACAATTAAGATTAAAGAATCTTCTAAATTAGAATTTGTATCTAATAAATTAATTGGTTTAGAGAAAATTAAATATAATGGTTCTTTACAAAAATTATATGAAGATGATTTTGAAACTTTCATGTATTATAATGCGGTGGATTCCGTGTTAGTTCAAAAAATACATGATGCCAAAAACTATATCTCTATTATTTATGCGATAAGTTCTTTATCAAGAATAAAAATTACTGATGTATTATCTAAAGCTAAAAATAATTTAGGTACATTAGCTATTACGGAAGGAGTTTTAAGACATAGATTTAAAGATCAAATGAACGCTATCATATTTAAAGATGATGAAAAAGAGGGTAGTGATGAAGGGACAATAGAAGGTGGATTTGTTAAAGACCCAATTGTTGGAATGAACAAATGGTGTGTTTGCTACGACTTTGCTTCTCTATATCCAAGAACACAGATTCAATTTTACATTTCCCCCGAAAATTTTGTAGGAATTCAAGATCCAAATAATAAAAACTTTTGCTCAAATGGAACTGAAATTGATTTTGATAATGTGGTTATATGTAATAATGGATGTGTCTTTTTTAAAAATATATCACCAACAATAAATATGTTAATTGATGTTTATACAGATAGAAAAAAGAATAAAGGGATAATGATGAAAAAGAAAGAAGAACTTAAACAAATACTCAATGAGATTAAACAATTAGAGTCAGAATTAGAAGATGATTGATATAGGGAAGTAAAATTATTTAATATATAAAAGAAAAATAATTATATGAAAAAATACTACATTTATGTTTATTTAGATTCTTCTAAATCAGGTAAATTTATTTATGATGATTTAGAATTTGACTTTGAGCCTTTTTATGTAGGAAAAGGAAGTGGAAAAAGATATTTAAATTCTAAGTATTTAAAAGGAAATAGTTTTAAATCTAATAAAATCAATAAATTAAAAAGTAATAATATTGAGATTAAAACATTATTACTTTTTAATGATATAGAAGACGAAAAAAAAGCATATGATTTAGAAAAAATTACTATTAAAAAAATAGGAAGAAGAGAAAATAAAAATGGACCTTTAGTTAATAGAAATAATGGCGGTGAAGGAGGTGGTCATTACATTCCTTTATCAATATTTTCAAGAAAAAAACTTTCTGATTCACTTAAAAAATATTATGAAAATAATCCAATAACAGAGGAACAAAAAAAACATTCTCGTGATATAAATTTAGGTGAAAAAAATCCTTTTTTTGGCAAACATCATACAGAAAAAGTTAAACAAGAACAATCTGATAGAGTTAATGGTATAAATCATCCCATGTTTGGTAAAAAACATTCAGATGAAACAATTGAAAAAATTAAAGTTAGTAGAAATAAAGAAGGTTTTCAAGAAAAGATGAATGAAATTTCAAAAGAGGTTAATAGTAAAAAAATTATTCAGTGTGATTTAGAAGGAAATTTTATTAAAGAATTTAATTCTATTAAAGAAGCCTCAAATGAATTAAATATGACTGAATCTTCAATTGGAAGAAGATGTAGAAATTTAGTTAAAATACCTTCTAAATTTATATTTAAGTTTAAGGAAGAAAAAGATAAAGTATTAAGAAATTCGTTTATATATAAAATAGGAGATAGTATAAATATAAATGGAAAAGATTTAATTCTTCATAAAAGAAATAAAAAAAGTTGTTTTTTTATTGAAGATAAAGAAACTATATCAATAAAAAAAGATGATTGTTTATTTTTATGGGATAAAATAAAGTTAGAAAATTAAAAAAGTAAAGATATGAAAGTAAAAATTGGAAATAATATTTTTGATTCAAATAATGAACCAATAATGATCATTTTTAAAAATGATGAAGAGAAAGAATTAGTAATTAATCATTTATCTTGTATGGAACCTAAAAAAGAAGGAGAAAGAAAATATTTGATGTATCCGGATGATAAAGACTACTCAATAGATGAAATGAAAGAATTTATGAAAACAAAATAAAAATAAATAATGGGATTAAGAGAGGATTTAAATAGATACACACCAAGAAAAGAACAAGATGAAGCATTAGAATTTGTTAAGAAAATTCATGCTAATAAACCTGATAATAAATTTTATCTAATGAATTTGCCTGTAGGAACAGGTAAAAGCCATTTAGCACTTATGATAAGTCAATGGTTTCTAAATATAGTAAGTCCTGATTCAAAAGTAGATATAATTACACCTGGTAAAATACTTCAAGATCAATATGATGATGAATATGAATCAATTACTAACTTAAAAGGGAAAGATAATTATAATTGTTCAAGTTATAATTGTTCTTGTGCTCAAGGTAAAGAGTTTAATAAGTTAAATAAAACCGTCTGTGATTTTTGTCCATATGATTCTGCTAAAGAAGCGTATATCGGTGGTAGAGTTTCATTAACTAATTTTCATTTGTATTTGATACATTCTTTATATACTCCTAAGTTATTAGAGAATAGAGATTCTAGATTATTAATTGTGGATGAATGTCATTTGTTAGATGAAGTTATGTCAGATTTTATTTCAATAAAAATTACTGATACAGTAATTAAAAAATTAAGATTTGATAATGAAGATGAAATAATAAGTAAGTTAAAATATGTTGCTACTATTGATGATTATATTCAATTTTTAGAATATTTTAAAGGAGAGCTTATACTAACAATAGCGAAAACTACTAATAATATGATTAGTACACCATCAACTGCTAAAAATACTAAAAGAGATTTAAAGTTATCTAAAATTTTAGATTATGTTAATGACGATGTTAAATCTATACAAGTTATGGCAGATTTAAAACAATATGAAACTAAAATAGATGTTTTCTTAAAGGAATATAATGATGATAGAGATAATTGGGTTTTAGAGAAAAGTTATAACGAAAAAACAAAACAATATGAATTATCATTAGAGCCAATATGGTCATATAAATATTTGAATAAATATGTATGGGATAATTATGATACTGTTATATTAATGTCAGGTACTATTTTAAGCAAAAAAATCTTTTCAGAATTGAATGGATTGGATTTAAAAAAATGTGTATATTATTCTATACCTTCTCCATTTCCTATTGAAAATAGGAAAATATTTTATATGCCATTAGGTAAGATGTCATATGCTAAAAAAGAAGAAACTTTTGTTAATTACAAAAGTTATTTAGATAAAATACTTAATAAGTATAAAGATAGTAAAGGTATTATACATACTAATTCTTTTGAATTATCAACATGGATTAAAAATGATATAAAAAACAAAAGATTATTGTTTCATGATTCTGCTAATAAAACAGAAATGTTAAAAAAGCATTTTGATTCAGATGATCCAACTGTTTTAATATCACCAAGTATATCAACAGGTGTATCGTTTGAT